GGGCGCAGCCTTCGCAAGACCTTCTCGAACATCGCCTACCACCTGCCGATCTCCGCGCTGATCGCCCAGGGCATCCTGGTGCCGCCGCGCACCTTCACCATCGACGTTGGCGTCTCCGACGACCTGGATCAGGTCGGCGCGACGGCCGGCGACTTCGACATGGACGCCGCCGCCAAGGTGCTGAACCGGGCGGTGGTCAACGAGGCGGTGGTCGAGCACTGGCGCGAGCGTGCCGGCGACCGCCGCACCATCGCCTTCTGCGCCACCGTCGCCCATGCCGAGGCGGTCGCCGCGGCCTTCCGTGCTGCGGGGATCACCGCCGAGACGGTCACCGGCGAGATGCCGCCGAAGGAGCGCGCGGCGCTGCTCGCCCGCTTCGAACGCGGGGAGGTCCAGGTCATCACCAACTGCATGGTGCTGACCGAGGGCTTCGACAGCCAGCCGGTCGCCTGCATCGTCGTGCTCCGCCCGATGCTCCACCGCGGCACCTTCATTCAGGCGATCGGTCGCGGGCTGCGGAAGGTGGATCCGGAGCGCTTCCCCGGCGTGGTGAAGACCGACTGCGTTGTCCTCGACTTCGCTGGTGCCGCGCACCGGCATGGCTCGATCGAGCACGATGGTATGCTCGCCGAGGAGGAGGACGAGGGGCCGGGCCAGGCGCCGTACAAGACCTGCCCGGACTGCGAGGCGGAAGTTCCGCTCGGCACCATCGCCTGCCCCTTCTGCGGCCATGTCTGGGAGCGAAAGCTCCGCGAGAAGCGCCCCCTGCAGTGCTTCGGGCTGACCGAGATCGACCTGCTGGACCGCTCGCCCTTCCGCTGGTGGGACATGCACGGCGACGGCCACGCGATGATCGCCTCCGGCTTCGACGCCTGGGCCGGCGTGTTCTTCGACGGGGAGCACTGGCACGCGGTCGGCAAGCTGCGCCAGGGGCGCCTGCGGCATCTCGGCGTCGGCGAGCGCGCCCAGGTCCTGGCCGGGGCCGACGACTTCCTGCGCCAGGCTGAGACCGGGGCCGCCGCCACCAAGAGCCGCCTCTGGCTGAACCACCCCGCCAGCCCGCGCCAGCGCGAGCTGCTGGTGAAGGCCGGGGACGCCGATCCGGCGCTGGACTTCGGCCTGTCGAAATACGCGGCGAACTGCCGGCTGAACTTCCTCTGGCACCGGCCGCAGATCCTGGCCGCGGTGTTCCCCGGCGGCCTGGGGAGGGCGGCATGAGCCGGGAGCACGACGATGTCCCTCGCGCCCGCGCCTCGCTCGCTCTGCGCCGTGTGCAGGCGGCCCGCGCGCGGCTTTGGCTGGTTCGACCCGACCTCGGCGAAGTCGCCGCGGCCCTCGGTCTCCTTCTGCTCCATCACCTGCCAGGGCTGGTGGGTGCGCTTGGTGCGGCGATCCACCGCCATGGTTGATCTCACCGACCAGGAACGGGCCGCCATGCGCGCCGCGATGCGCGCGATGGCCGAGGTGATGGCGGAGATCGGCTGGACTACTCCGCTCAATGCGTTGTCGGAGCAGCAGGTGTTGACGCTCGCGGAGGTGGCCGTCGGCGCCTTCCAGGACGCCATGCGGGCCTCTGCCTCCCCCTCGACGCCGGAGGTCCCGTTCTGATGACGGACGCCAGCCTCGACTTCAATCACCGCCCGAAGCCGCCGACCGCGGCAGAGGCGATCAACGACCTGATCGATGCAGCGCTGGTGGCGGAGAACGGCACGCGAGCGCGCCGCGAGTATCTTGGCGGCTCGCGGCTGGGCGATCCCTGCGCGCGGCGCCTGCAGTACGAGTTCCTCGACGTCCCGCGCGACCCCGACACCAGCTTCTCGGGTCAGACGCTCCGCATCTTCGCGGTGGGGCACGTCTTCGAGGATCTGGCGATCGGTTGGCTCCGGCGCGCCGGTTTCGACGTGCGCACCCGCAACCGTGCCGGCGAGCAGTTCGGCTTCTCGGTCGCGGGCGGGCGCGTGCAGGGCCACATCGACGGCGTGGTCGTCGCAGCACCCGCGCCGGCGCAGGCCGTCGTCGCCGTGCCGGCGCTATGGGAGTGCAAGTCGGCCAACGCCCGGAACTGGAAGGAGATGGTCCGGCGCGGCGTGGCCGCGGCGAAGCCGATCTACGCGGCGCAGATCGCGCTCTACCAGGCCTACATGGGCCTGACCGAGGCGCCGGCCCTGTTCACCGCGGTGAACAAGGACACCGCCGAGCTCCACCACGAGCTCGTGCCCTTCGACGGCGCGCTCGCCCAGGCCACCAGCGATAAGGCGGTGCGCGTCCTGCAGGCCTGCGACGCCGGCGAATGGCTGCCGCGCGTCGCAGCCGAGCCCGAGCACATCGAATGCACCCGCTGCCCCTGGCGCACGCGGTGCTGGTCATGAGCGCCGCCGAGGTGATCCCGCCCATGCCGGTCGCCCCCGATGCCGCTATGGTCGCGGCCTATGCCGACATGGTCTTCGGCTGGTGCGAGGGCTGGGTCGCGGTCCGCGCCCTCGCCGAGAAGGGTGGGCCCGACCGCGCACCGCACACCCCCTTCCTGCCCGCCGATGCCGAACTGCCGGCGAAGCTCGCCGTGCAGGCGCGCTGGGCCGCCGAGGCGGGCATGGCGCTCTACGTCATCCCCGGCACGGTCGTCGCACCCGGCCAGGCCAGCGCCGAGCACATCGTGCAGATGCAGGTGGTGCTGGTCGATCTCGACGGCGGCGACATCGCCGCGAAGCGGGCGCATCTGGTCCGGCACCTCGGCCCGCCCAGCCTCGAGGTCGCCTCCGGCGGCGTCACGCCGGAGGGCCAGGCGAAGCTCCACCTCTACTGGCGGCTCACCGAGCCGGCCACCGGCGAGGACCTGGCCACGGTGTGCCGGCTGCGGCACGCGATCGCGGTGAAGGTCGGCGGCGATCCGGCCTTCCGCTCGGCGCACCAGCCGATCCGCGTCGCCGGCTCGGTGCACGCGAAGGGCGGCCTGAAGCGCCTCGTGGCGATCCGCCCCGCGAACGGAGCTGACCGCGACCTGACCGAGTTCGCCGAGGCCGTGCTCGCCATGCCCCTCTTGCCGGGCGTGGGCAGCGAAGTTGCGCCGGACCCGGTGGATGACCCCCTCGACTTCAACGGGGCTGCCACCCCCCGCGGCGAGGTCACCGAGCTCTTCGGCCAGCAGGTGCGCGAAGGCGGCGCCGACGGCGTCACCCGCTTCGAGGCCCTCTCCCGCATCATCGGCTACTGGATCCGCCGCTGCCAGGACGGCTTCGTCACCGCGGCCCAGGCCTGGCAGGAGATCCAGGACTACAACGCCGCCCGGATAACCCCGCCCTGGCCCGAGGACCGCTTGCGCCAGGAGGCGGAGCGGCTGTGGCGCAGGGCAGAGGCGAGCCACGTCGGCCCGGACGCCGCCGACCTTGAACATGACGAAGGCGGCGGTGCCGGCTCCGGCGATGATGGCCTACTACCGATCGGCTTCACCGAGGACGCGCTCGCCGCCGCGTTCAGCGCGCAGCATGGCGAGGACTGGCGGCATGTCGCGGTCTGGGGCGCCTGGCTCACCTGGACCGGAACGCGCTGGGAGCGCGAGGGCACGCTGCGCGCCTTCGACCTCGCCCGCCACGTCTGCCGCGCCGCGGCCAACCGCGCCAACAACGCCAGGGTCCGCACGAAGCTCTCCCAGGCCGCAACCGTCGCCGCCGTCGAGCGCCTGGCGCGCGCCGATCGGCGCCACGCCACCACCGCCGAGGCCTGGGACCGCGACCCCTGGCTGCTGAACACCCCGGCCGGCGTCGTGGATCTGCGCAGCGGCGCGCTCGCCCCGCACGACCGCGCCCTCTGCATGACCAAGATCACCACCGCCGCGCCCCGGGGCGACTGCCCGGCCTGGCTCGCCTTCCTCGCCCAGGTCACGGGCGGCGACGCCGAGCTGCAGGCCTACCTCCGCCGGGTGGTCGGCTACGCACTCTCCGGCGTCACCACCGAGCACGCGCTGTTCTTCCTCTACGGCACCGGCGCCAACGGCAAGTCGGTGTTCCTCAACACGCTCACCGCCATCCTCGGCGACTACGCCTCCGTCGCGCCGATGGACATGTTCATGGCGACCCACGGTGAGCGCCATCCCACCGACATGGCCGGGCTGCGAGGCGCCCGTATCGTCACCTCGATCGAGACCGAGCAGGGCAGCCGCTGGGCCGAGAGCAAGCTGAAGGCGCTCACCGGCGGCGACCGCATCACCGCGCGCTTCATGCGGCAGGACTTCTTCGAGTTCACCCCGCAGTTCAAGCTGCTGGTCGCGGGCAACCACAAGCCGTCCATCCGCAATGTCGATGAGGCGATGCGGCGGCGGCTGCACATGGTGCCCTTCACGGTCACCATCCCGCCCGCCCAGCGCGACAAGCGCCTGCCCGAGCGGCTCCTGGCGGAGCGCGACGGCATCCTGGCCTGGGCGCTGCAGGGCTGCCTCGAATGGCAGCGCGTCGGGCTCCGCCCGCCCGCCACGGTCCTGGCCGCCACCGACGAGTATTTCGAGGCCGAGGACGCCCTCGGCCGCTGGTTGGCCGAGTGCTGCGAGCGCGGCGTCAACCACGTCGAGGCGACGGCGGTGCTCTTCGCGAGCTGGAAGGCATGGGCGGAGGCCGGCGGCGAGTACGTCGGCTCGACGAAGCGCTTCTCCGACAACCTCACCAACCGCGGCTTCGAGCGGGACCGTGACGGAGGCGCTCGCTGCTTCCGAGGCTTGCGACTGCTCCGCCCCGCGGCGCCCAGCGACCCCATGCAGTTCTGATCAGGGAGACCGAGCATGACCCCTCGTGACAGCAGGTCGGAGATCGTGACGATGACAGATCTGACAGATCGCTCCCAAACACCCGTTCGCGCGCGCGCGCGCACGCGCGTGACGCCCTTTACCGGGACATCTGTCAGATCTGTCATCGTAACGAACTGGCCGGCACGCAGCCTGCTCGCCCTCGATCTCGGCAGCACCCTTGGCTGGGCGTTACGGCTGCCCGACGGCACCGTCACCTCCGGCACGGCGACTTTCCGGCCAGGGCGCTTTGAGGGCGGCGGCATGGGCTGGCTGCGCTTCCGCCGCTGGCTCGACAGAATGGCCTCCAGCGCCGGGCCGCTCGGCAGCGTCGTCTTCGAGGAGGTTCGGCGCCACGCCGGCACCACCGCCGCCCACGTCTATGGCGGCTTCCTCGCCCATCTCACCGCCTGGTGCGAGGGCGCCGGCGTCCCCTACCAGGGCGTGCCCGTCGGCACGATCAAGCGCTTCGCCACCGGCAAGGGCAACGCGACGAAGGACGCGGTGATCGCCGCCATGCGCGCTCGCGGCTTCGCGCCGACGGACGACAACGAGGCGGATGCCCTCGCCCTGCTGCTGTGGGCGATCGACGCCCAGGGCGGTGTCCAGTGAGGCTGCCCGGCGCGCCGGCGCTCCCGCGCTGTCCGCTCGGGCGGGAGCCGAGCCCGGCCACCCCCGCCGACCTCGAAGCCATGCGCCGGCGCGTCTGGCGCGAGCAGGTTGTCGTCTCGCTACGCCTTGAGGACATCACCGACCCCTGGCTGCGCCAGGCGATACAGAACGAAGCCGTGCGGCGCTGGGGGCCGCGGCAGCAGGAGAAGACCCATGGCCGGTAAGCGGAAGGCAAGGCGCACGACGCCGCGCGAGGACCTGTCCAAGCCCTCGCCCTGGCGGCTGCAGCATGGCGGCTTCTCGGAGCCGATCCGCGAGGCGGACCCCGAAACCGGCACGCCCGTCGTGCACCGCCGGGCTGTGGACACGCTGGGCCAGATGTTCGCCAACGGCACGATCACCCAGGAAATGTACGAGGCCGGCGGCCTCTTCCGCGCGCTGTTCCGTCGCGCTGCGCTGGACGGCATGTCGCGCTCGCCGCTGCTTCGGCTGCCGGGGAAGGCGCCAGACGCCCTCTCGGAGCGGAACATCGACGCGCGCCGCAAGGTCGCCGAGGCGCTGGATGCGCTCGGCGGTCACGACAGCGCAGCGGGCTCCTGCGCCTGGTACGTCGTTGGCCTTGAGATGTCCGTGCGCGAGTGGGCGATGCGGCAGGGATGGGGCGGACGCCCCGTCGCGCCACCGCAGGCGCAGGGGATGCTGGTTGCGACGCTCAGCGTTCTGGCTGGTCACTTCGGGCTCGTGCCGCGGACGAGGGCGGCGTGACGACGTGCGATTTCACGAAGAAAAATCGCGCGAGCGAAAACAAGCGTAGCGCAGCGAAAGAATGTCGCGTTGTGCACCGAAATCCACATGGCGTATCATCAGGACACCTCGAAAAGGCGCGACCGCGCCGCGGCTCACCAGCCACAG